TCTCTTCTTCGCTTGCGTTGGTGTTCTCCAAGATCACCCGATACTCTTCAAATTTATCATTCAGGTTTTTCAGTTTGAGGCCGTAGTCAGACAGGCCATCAGTGGCAAAAAGGTCTGTAACCGGCTTCTTGTAGTCATCCGTCAATTTCTTGGTGGCGATTCCACGGGCTTCCTCGAGGCTGGTGTACTTGGCAAGATCGACACCCGCCGCCGTCAATGAGGCTGCATAGGCGTCAAACTGCTGATTAATCCCCCTCAAGCTCACGGCATAGTCGGACATCTTGCTGGTGGCTACGGCCTCATCAATCACGCTGGTGACTGCGACAATGGCTTGCAACTCGGTGGCCAGTTGGTTGTATTTAGCCACATCAAAGGTTGCATCCCCAATGATGTTATTAAATGAGGTGATGGCCTGATCCGAGAGGATGGCAAAGGCTGGACTGTTTTTCAGCTCTTGCGCCAATACCGGTAATGCCTCGGTCATGGCATCATTCATCATCCTGGCAAGCTCTGCGTTAAAGCCCTCAAGGGTGCTGGTCAAAGCACCTTGTGCTTCCGAGAGCTTCCATCTGCCACTTGCGGCAAATGATACGGAATCCGACTCAAGGGCGGTTGCGAAGGCATCCCATGCCGTTGCTGACATCTGAGATTTCAGAGTGGCGACCTGTTCATTAAACTGTGCGGTTGCGGTGTCCCTGCCGGTTGCATAGGTGTTTTGGATATCCTTGTACCATTCATTTCCACCAGCCCATTGACCAGCGGCCCCACTTGCGGTAATGCCGGTGTCACGATTCCATGTCTTGTCGGCTGGTGATTCCAACTCTGAGAGGGTAAACTCGTTTTCTTTTTTGCCGCCGAACAGTGAGCCAACCAACCCGCCCACAACCCCGCCGATTACCGTCCCCACGCCGGGGATGATAGAACCAAGTGCGGCCCCGGCTGTTGTAAATGCGGTGTTCTTGGCAATGGTTCCGAAATCCTGACCTGAGAGTAATCCCATAACCGCCGAACCGATCCCCATTGTGGCAACACCAAAAGCGTTTGCAGACATATTCAATATGCTCATTCCCAAATCGGCACCGACTCCGCTCCCGAAGTTACTCCCGACAAACGAGGCAACCCCTTGCTGTAATCCGGCCATAGCAGACCCACCAGACAAGGCAGAATACGCCCCAGACAGAGAGGAGAACATTCCCCCAATTCCACCCGTTGCTCCCGTTGCAGCCCCTGCACTCGTAGCTGTTCCGGCAACACCCGCAGCCCCTGCAATCCCTGCCGTGGTTTTCATGTTCGCCTGACCCCACACCCATGCGCTCACCATCTGCGATACGGTCTTCTTAAACAGGTCTTTCAGACCATCCCATGAAATTTCCATGTTGTAGAGCCAGTCGGCGGTAATATCCTGCATATTCTCATAGGCATGTTCCCATATTTTACCGATCTTGTCCGATGACTCGTCGGTTTTTTCAACCAGCTTGGTCAAATCTTCCTGCTGACGAAGATCAATCTTCGATTTGATGGCATCCCAATCTTGAGAGTTATTGCCAGCCTCTTTTTCCTTCTCGATGAGCCTGGTTAATGCCTCGTATTTCTGGTTGATAGCGTAAACGGAGCGCTCCCCCTCGGTCATGGCCGCAACGGTCAACTCTTCTTCGGCTTCAATCAGGGCATTGATATTATCCACATCGAGGCCGCGCATCCACATCTTGTACTCGTAGATGTCGGCAAGCTCTTTCATGGCTTCTTTTTCTGCTTTTGCTGCCGCCTTTGCCGCTTCTGCCGCCCTCTTAACGGCGTTTGCTTCATCCTGGGCGGCCGTCGTCACCACCATGGTCTTTTTCTTGGTGGCCTTGATCAGCTCATCCCCGGCGGTGGTCAGCTCCTTGGTGTCAACGGTGGTTTCGGTGAGGGCTTTCTGCGTCTCGCGGTAGCTGGCAACGGTGGCCGCATGCGACGAACGAATGGCGTCAACCTTGACTCGGTATTCCTCGGATGCGTTGGATACTCCCCGCAAGGCTGAAACTTGAGCGGCTGAATCTATGGAAATTCCAGGGATGTTGCTCAAGGCGGAATAGATGGATTGGAGTGAGTCGGCAACCCGTTCGGTGATCTGGTCAAAAGCCACAAAAAACACCGACTTAATGGTCTGGGCGCTGACCTCGAAATTCTCCGTCAACCCGTCCCATGCAATCATCGTCTCGCCGGCGGCCCAGCCGACAAAGGCGGGAATCTGCTGCACCGCCTCGGCAACGTACTTGATCCCGGAAGCCATCCCGTTGGTCGCTCCGGTGGAGTCATTGGCCCAATCCACCACCGAACCAAAGGCGTTCCCCAGCATGGTAGTTGCCTGGCTGACCGTGGTCGGCATTAAGGCAAACTCTGAATTAACCTTGGCTGCACCGTCAGCAATGGCGTCGCGCAGGACATCGGCGGTGAGCTTGCCGTCCTTGGCCATATCCCGCAATTCACCTCGACCAACCCCAAGGTGATCGGCGAGCATCTGGATAACCCGTCCCCCGTTTTCAGAAACGGAGTTAAATTCCTCCCCGCGCAGAACACCGGAGGAGAAAGCCTGGGAGAGTTGCAGCATGGCTGCAGAAGATTCTGAGGTGGAGGCACCGGAGACAACAAAGGCCTGGTTCAGTGTTTTGGTAAGGGAGAGGAGTTCGGTTTGCGGAATCCCGACATCCTTTGACGCCTGGGCAAATCTGGCATACACGGCGGCGGTATCGGTGAAAGATGCCCTGGTCTCCTGAGCAATGGCGTAGAGTGAGCCTTGAACGGCGGTTAATTGGCCGGTGGAGGTGGTGACCAGCTTAAGCCTGCCTTCGATCTGGGTGTAGGCGTCTGCGGTCTTGATCAGCTCTGAGACCCCAAAGGCGGTGGCCAGCCCTGCCGCCATGCTGGATAATGGTCCCATGGCGGCGGTGAGGCCGCCCAGTCCATTGCTCGCCGATCCACCGGCGTGGGCTAGTTTTTTCAGGGCGCCTTCGGTTCCGGCAATGGTCTGGGCGGTCCCGGCATCTTTGGCGGTGAGGATAATCTCGATTTTATTATTTGATGCCATCAATGCCCCTTAAAATTGTTCTATCGCTGAAATAAAACCTGTTCAATCTTGCGAAAGGCGGAAAAAACATTCGCCTGTTCCTCCAGATCCACCACCGGGGCAAGGCCGATCCGCGCTTCCACCACCGGCAGGGCGGCATAATCAAAACCGACAGCCCCGTTCATGCTGGTCCGGATCTGGCTCGCCATCCCCATGGCCAGCAGCAGAGGCCGCCAGTTCTCCGGCCAGACCTCAAAAACATCTTCTTTCTGTGCGGCCAGTTGCTCACGCCTGCGTTGCTCTATCTCTTCATCAGGCATTCCCATGGCCCGGGCTGCGTCCAGGGCCTCTTCGTCGATTACCGCCGTCTTTGTCCCGCTTTTTCCGGCAAGGATGCGGGCGACGGCTAGGAGTTTTTTTCTTTCCCCTTGAGCAGCGCGTTAATATAGACCTCAAAAATAACCCCGGCCGCTGACGGGTAGTTGTCCAGCAATGCAACCAGATTATCCTGGCTGAACTTGTCGCTGACCCCCTTCCAGTTGTTGACAATCTCGGCCATGGCCGTGTTGAGCGGCTGTTCGCTTTTGATCAGCAGATCCAGCTGGGACTTGGCCTTGTGGCGAAACTCCACCTCGATGGTGGGTGTTTTTTTCTCGCCGGGAACGGGAATGGAGACGGTGGCCCAGAATGTGGGGTTCGGTTGTAGTTGAAACATTTTCGATACTCCTTCAATTCGTGACAGTTTTTATTTGGTGACAGAATGACAGAAAATCAGCAGCCGGAGAGGATGGGTGCACCAGGCAAGGTCTGTCGTCCTCGCCCATCTCCCCGGCTGCTGATAACTACAGCATGACAATCCGGATTTCGTCGTTGCCGGTGTTGGGGACCAGGCGCAGGTCCATGCCCATCATGGCACGCCCATCCACATCCTCGGTCTTGGGGTTGATCCGCTGACAGGTGGGGAGAAAAACGGTGGTCTTGAGCCCGGCAACGGAGCCCAGGGTCATGCCGATGCTGGTCAGGGTGTTGGCATCGATGGCGGTTTTCATCGTCACCTCATCGGCGGCAGCCAGATCCAGGGTCATCTTCCCGGTGGAGGAACGATCGACAATGTCCGCCGATTGCCCGCCCAGGGTGGGGATATATTTTACATCGGCGCCAAGCGAGAACTCCAGGCCCCTGGAGGTGTGGGCGGTTCCGGCGGTAAGCACGCCGGTGGCGTAGGTGCAGCCCAGCAGAAACTGGGAGACATTGGCCTGAGTGACCGCCAGCGGGGTTTTAAACCCGGTGAAGCTGACCCCGGTGGGAGTGGCGGCGGAAACCCCGGCATCAACGCCGACAAACTTAAACTTCATGGTCGGCCGCTCGCCGATGCCCAGCCCGAAATCAACGGAGCCCCGGCAACCAATAGCCTTGTAGAGCACGCCATCGAGATAATAATAGATGGATACACCTTCAAATCCGGTGGATACCGGGGTGTATTCAACCCTGGAAGGGGTGAGCAGGGCGGCCTCGGCAAACCCGCAGGCCCGCAGCAGCGGCCCCCAGGCGGGAGCGGTTCCGGCGGTTCCGCCTCCCTGCAGCTCCACGGTCATGTCCAACTCAATATGTTTGTTCCCGATCAACTCCTCGGATGCGCCCATAAAAGAGCGGATCAGTTTGCGGTCCACATTGTCGGCAATGGGGTTGATGGAGACATCAGAGACCAGGATGGCATTTGCCGCCCCGGTGGGCACGGCGTCGGTGCCGTAGGCGGATTCGACCTTGGCTAAAACGGTGGTGTTGCGGATATAGCGAGCCATTATTGTTTCTCCTTATCGGCATCCACAGGGGGCGCCTCGGTTGGTTCTTCGGTTTCGGACACCAGGACAAGTTCGCCGGTGGCCGGGTCCTGCTTCCATGATCCGCCGTGCGGCGGCAGTGGGGTTTCTTTTGGTGTTTTCATGGGGGAGACGGCCTCCGGCCGTTTGGTTGTGGTTATGCGATATTGTCCGCGGTGTAGTATTCGGCCTCGCAGGTGAGCATGACCCCACCGGCGATCTGGCCCTGCTGCTCGACGCTGAGGGTGGAACTCAATACCTGCAGTCGATCCACCAGCCCGCCGGCAGTCTCAAAGCCGCCGATGCAGCTGATCAGGTCCTCTTCCAGGTTGCGCGCCTCGTCTAATGAGGATGCCGATCCGCGTAGGACGCCGGTGACCTCGATGGTTAAAAGGTTCTGCCGTTGCCCGATGATCTGGTTAGGGGGCCTGGTCAGGCGGGTGTCGGCTATCAAAAGACAGGACTCCTCCAGGGTCAGGATGGGTCCGGCGAACCACTCCACCACCTGCTCCCCGGCATCGGTCTTATAGCCGTTGGTTTTCAGGATCAGGCCCAGGCGGGTCTTAAGGGCGGTCATAATGGCGGTGCGCTTACTCATACAAAGCGCTCCAATACGGCATCGGTGAGGCCGGGCAGGGCGGAATCCACCGCCACCACCATC